ATGCAAGCGAACCTCCTGGACGCGCCTCCAATCCCGACGCTTGACCTGGTTGTCTGTTCGCCTCCGTACCCGAATGCATACAGCTATCACCTCTACCACATGACGCGCATGATCTGGCTTGGCATGGACCAGCCGCGCTTCAAGAAAGAGGAGATTGGCAGTCATCGCAAGTACAGTAGCAATGGCAAGAATGGAGCGACCGCCGAGACCTTCAAGGCCGAGTTCTCAAGCATTCTGCTGTGGCTCTCCAGAAAACTGCGCCAAGGTGGTTATGCCTGTTTTGTCGTCGGCGACTCCACTCTCAAAGGCCAGCGAATCAACAATGCCGATCTCATCGCCCAAGCGGGCGAACCTGCTGGATTCCGTGAAGTGATGCGGATCAACCGAACCATGCAGGCCACCAAGAAGGCTTTCAATCCGGCAATCGGAAAGATCAAGACCGAAAACATTCTGATTCTGGAGAACAGAGGGAAGAGGGCATGAACGTTCTCAAAATGCGGATGAAGCCTTACATTCAGCCGTTTGAGCGTGTCCTGGCACTGCGAGAGCTTCATGCCTTGGCGGGGGCTGAACCGATTGCAATCGAATCGGGAAGCGAAACTCCTACGGACTTCGAGATTTGCTCGCCGTACTCGCATGATGTATTTGTGCGCCGATTAGCTTATTGGGAAATCGTCGAGCACGCCGGGGAAATGGCGGTCACGGAGCAATCGCTCCGCGAAGCGACTGTCAATCTCGTTCGGAACGGCATCGCGCTCGATACATTGCGCCAGCAACTACCGTTCGTGGACGACGCACCGCTTCCGAATCGGCGGTGCCTCCGTTACGGAACTCATGGGCTACACGAATATCGTGGCAAGTTTTTCCCGCAGCTTGTGCGCTCCTTGATCAACATCTCGGGAACGCATCATGGCGGTGTAGTCGCAGACCCGATGAGTGGGAGCGGAACAACAGTCGTAGAGGCGATCCTTGCCGGCTGTCGTGGGCAGGGCCTCGATATGAACCCCCTCTCAGTATTCATGGGCAACGCCAAGGCAAAACTGCTGTCGGCGGATGCCGAATGCCTTCGCCAAGACTATGAGCAAATCCGAAGTCGGCTGCTTGGCGTGGAAGGACGGAAGAAGACCCGGCTTGCGTACTTCGAGAGCCTTCCGGACATCGACCAAGAGTACCTCTCGGCATGGTTCTCCGCTGAGGTCTTGGCCGGACTTGACGACATCAGCTGCGCCATCCAGGAGCTGAACGACGAGCGCTCCCGCGACTTCATGTGGGTTGCGCTGAGCAATATCCTTCGTCGGGTTTCTTGGCAGAAAGACGACGATCTCCGGGTCCGCAAAGAGATTCGGCTCGATATCGAAATCGACCCCAAGAAGGAGTTCCTCGAAGAAATCGGCCGATCAATTCGGACGGTCCTGGCGTTCCTGTTCCAGAACGGACCGGTAGAAAGCCCGCAATTTGACATCACCGAAGGCGACGCCAGACTCTGCGGAAAGGTATGGGGGGCGAATTCTGTTGACGTGGTAATCACGTCTCCACCGTACGCGACCGCGTTGCCATATCTCGATACTGACCGACTAAGTCTGTGCTATCTGGGACTGCTGCCTCGACCTGAACACCGAACCCGCGACCAGCAGATGATCGGCAATCGCGAGGTGTCGGAAGGGTTGAGGAGACAGTACTGGGATCGTTTCTTGACCGACGGGACCGCGCTACCTGAGCGCGCCCAAGAGCTGATACGACGCATCGAAGCCCTGAATTCGGGGTCGAATGTCGGTTTCCGCCGACGCAATCTGCCGGCGCTACTCGCCAAGTATTTCTTCGATATGAGAGATGTGATTCGGGGCATCTTTGATGCCTTGAAGCCGGGAAGCTATGCCTTCGTTGTCGTGGGCAATAATCACACCATCGCCGGTGGGCATCGCGTCGAGATTCAGACGGCCAGTTTGCTCAAAGACATCGCGGAATCTCTCGGATTCGAGGTCGCCGAGTCGCTCTCGATGGATATGCTCGTGTCCAGAGACATTTTCAAGAAGAACGCAATGGCGTCAGAGGAAATTCTCGCTTTCCGCAAACCAGCTCAGATGTAGCCCCACATCTTCTTCGAGTTCTTGGTGGGGTTGATGCAGTGCGCCAGGTATTGGGCGTGGCGCGCTGAACTCTGCGGAATGACTTCCACATAGTATGTGAAGCCGCCTTTGCCGTCGCTGCGTTCCATGTAGAGGATGTCGCCGATGCTGCCTGCGCTTCGCAGATGTTCGCTGCGAAGCCGGAAATCTGACTTGTCAGGCCACGTCATCATGTTCACGTCAATGATCGTCGTTCCGATCCGCATTTTTACGCCGGGTCGATCCATCTTGCCTGGCTTGGTGGCATCGTTTGTGAACTGATTCGGCCAGCCCCAGAAGTCGGGATCAGTATCCCGAGCTGCTAACGGAATGAAAATCTCCGGGGAGCGTCGGGACGTACCCTTGGTGACCTGGCCAACACCTACATCAGTCTTCTGTAGGGTCATCAGAAACGCCTGGTATTTCCCCGCCTGTGCTGGCGCAGGCGGAGCGACCTCCACGACGATGTCCTCGCTATCTTCTTGCAGCGCATCTTCGGGAAGGTCTGGCACTTCAGCAGCCGATGCTGCACCGGTAGCCGCACTGATCTGTTTGACAGAAGGAAGCGAGAAGATAGGCTTGAGCCTGGGGCGGGGACTGCCAGAGGAAGCTCCTCTGTCGCTTTCTATCGGCTTCGGCGGCGGCGCGATTGCCAGAACTCCACGATCTGCGAGTTCGTTCAGGGTCTCGAAGCCGGTGACTACGATAAGCCCATCGCGCTTCTCATCGAACCAGGCATCGATCGCCGCAGCAATCTGAGAGAGTTGATGTGGGTCGTCACCCTCCCGGGTATCCAAGGCGATGCCAGCCTCGACATTGAGAGCGAGGCCGGCGGCAGTTAAGTTGGCGGAGCCGACAAATGCCGCTTCTGTCCCATCCTGCCGGCGAACGTGATAAGTCTTCGGATGAAAATAGGCGCCGCCAAAGCTAACGATGCCGAGCTCCCCATTGGAGCGCGGGATGCCCATAATTTGCATGAGGCTCGCCAAATCGCTGTGCAAGGTGCACCCATCATTCGATCCGATCAGGAATCTCGTCAAACGATCAGCCTTTGCAGCCTGTTCCAGTACTGGAATCAGGAGGCCAATACCATCGAGTGAGAAGTACCCGCTCTGGATGCGAATCTCTGCAATTTCCTCTTTTGCCGCGTTCTGGAGCCATTGTCCAAGCGACTGAGAAGGCTCTCGCGCCCCCGAATCGAAGTATTTCATAGCCGCATTCAACCGCATAATCTCAGATCGGCCTATTATCTCGTATCACATCGTCCGTTGTATACGACCCTCAGCGACCGGCAGACGCGACGTCCAGCAGCAAGGCGGCTTCGGCTCCGCGCCTCACCACCAGCCCAGGCAGCACCTTCCCTCCGCCATACACCCAACGCCGCAGCTCCTTGGCTACGTCTGCCCAGTTCCGTTGATTAACGCGTCGCCGCAACGTCGACGTTTGGAGTCGTCCCGCGCCGAGGTTGAAGGTGAAATCCACGATGGCTGCGAGCCGTCCCTCCGGCTCCGTAGCCAGTACCGGGCAATAGCGCAGGGTCGCCGCCAGTGCCGTCTGTAAATCGCCCGCCAGATAGACCTCGGCTTCCACTTCGGTGATCGGCGGATGTTTCGGATCACACAGGTGGCCGTAGCCGATCGTCATGTATCCAGCGGGGCAGATGTAGGGATATGCTCGCTGCGGGTCATGCTTTGGGACCCTATGGAAGCCCTCGAAGCGTTTCGCAAGCTCAATCGCTTGAGGCGGCACGCGGATCACACGTGCGTCCATGTTGCCCCTGCCTTGATCATGCCGACGGTTGACTTGCCGATACCGTAGTCTTTGGCGATGCGCCGATGACTGCGGACGTCGGCGCGAATACACGCTACCAAGGACTCGTTGAGCCTGACTTTGGGATGCTTGCTGCCACGCGGCGGGTTACCCCGGCGCTTGATGCGCATGTCCCGAAGGTTCTCCGCCTGCGTGCCGAGGAAGAGATGCTGCGGGTTCACGCAACCCGGGTTGTCGCAGCGGTGGCACACCACCAGCCCGGGTGGAAGGCCACCCAAGACCAGGCGATAGGCCATGCGATGGGCCAGTTGGATGCGCCCGTCGTCATCGGCGATCTTGCCGTAGCCTCCCACCTTGGTCGATGCGAGCCATCGCCAGCATTCGTGCGGGGCGCGCACCTCGACCTTTTCCCAGAAGCGTTCTGCAAGCGGTCGGTGCTTGCGGCTCCACGACCGCGCCGGATCGTCTGGCCGTCCCATCATCGCAGCCCCTTTTCCAGCGTGCGATTGAGGAACCAGTAGTTCAGGATGCCTGCGAGCAAGGCCTGATCCGCTTCCGACCAAGCTGCGAGCAGCGCCGGTCCGAACCCCGACCCCGCCTGTACCGAGCCGACGAAGGTCGAAAGCTTCACCCCGGCATACATCAGCACGAAGAGGTAGGTCACGATGGGCCTGACCGTGGTGGACAGTGCATCCGCCCACTTCACCCCCGAAGGCCGCCCCTGCGCCGCCACAGCCTCGCGGAGGGCATCGATGGCGCCTACGTTCCAGGCGGCTTCGCCGGCGGCACCGATCTCGGCCATGCGCTGCGCACCGCGCAGTTTCTCGAACTCCAGTGCCTTGTCCTGCATCGCCAGTTCGTGGCTGCGCTCACCCTTGCGGTCGAGCCACTTGAGGATTTCCGGGGCGAGCCGGAAGGCCCCACCGAGGAGACCGCCGAGTAGGGTTTCGATCATTGGCCACCTCCCATCAGCTTCAGCTTGATGGCGGCCCCGACCAGCAGTGCGGCGAGGATGGCGGTCGTGGCCACCTTGATGGTGGTCTGCCATGCCGTGCGGCGCGCATCACGCCACGCCTCGAGCAGATCGCGCAGCTCGCGGAGGTCGCGGGCGGCGTGGCCGTTTTGGCTACGGCCGCCCCTCCGGGGCTTCACATCGGCTTCGCCGATATGAGCCTTCGCCGCAACTGCGCTTCGCTTGTTGTCGAGGCCGAGGTGCGCGAGCACGCGCTCGGCCCCGCGCTCGGCGGCGCGGTCGAGCAGGTCGTCGAAGTCCTCGCGGCGCAGGAGCAGCATGTTCTCGACGAGGGCGGGGGCTTGGGTCGGTTCAGTCATGGGCGGTCTCCACAACGAAGTTGCGGCGCAGGCTCATGCGGCGCAGCCGCGTGACGCCGGAGCCAAAAACGACGAACCCGCCACGCGGGCGGGTTCGGGGGTGACGGACGGGGTGCGGGGTCAGACGGGAACGCCGGCGCTCCAGCCAGAGGATTTGTAGACGGCGAGCCTGTCCTCGGCGGCAATAAAGGCGAGCCAGCCGACCTTCGGCACGTGGTACTCCCAGGCGCCTGCGACCCACACCGCGATCTGGTCGGTCCTGCCGGCCCAGGCGCCGGTGGCGCCAGCCGGCACGATGTAGCGATCACCTTCGGCGGGGCTGGCAGGCGGCGTGGTCGTGGTGCGGCTCGTCACCGACAGGCCCACGACGGCGCCCAGGCGCTTCAGGTTCGCGTCCATCCCGGCGTGCCAGCCGGACTCGCCCAGCGTCCAGCCATAGGCGAGGTCCAGGTTCGGATCGGTCAATGGCATCGGTTCATCTCCTCACGGTATCGCAAGACTCGGCAGTGGCCCCGAAGCCGTGCTGCGCGTGCGGCGGTGGTGCTGGTTCGGGTGCTGCCGCCAGTGGCGGCCGACGAGGGGCAGGTGCAACACGCTGCCCTGCCGGGCCACGAGGCGGGTGAGCCACCAGTCGGCCCCGGTGTCGAGATCGGCGATGCGGGGAAGCACCAGCTCGACGGCGCTGCGGCGCATCACGATCAGGCCGTGGACGTGGCTGGCCGAATGGGCGTGTTGGAAGGCGCTGTAGGCCAGTCGCCGCACGCCGATGACTCGGCCGTGCTCGTCGATCAGTGCCTCGTCGGTGTAGGCGAGCACCGCGGAGGGACAGGCATCGAGCGCATCGGCCAGGGCCGCGAAGGCCGCAGCCTCATAGCGGTCGTCGGGATCGACGAAGGACACGAGCGGCAAGGCCCCTCGCGCGAAGCCTGCCGCGCGGGCCTGCCCCACACGCCCCGGGATGCCTGGCAGCAGATGCAGGCGGATCGGCGCGCCGGCGAGGCTCGCGAGGCATTCCTCGCGCCAGTGCCCGGGCTCGTCGAGGGTGAGCAGGTGCACGTCGATGCGCGGCTGCGGGTGCAGGTCGAGGGTGGTCTCCATCACACCCCGCCCCAGTACTGCCCCCAGCGCAGGCCATAGTCCGCGCGCTCGACGGTGCGCACCTGTGCCTGCCAGCTCGAAAGCCCCTCCCGTTCGGCCTCGATCTCGACGGTGACGCGATCGCCTGCCGCGCCGGCGTCTGTCGCGCTACTCGCCACGTCCCAGGTCCAGGTGTTGCCGGTGAGGCCGGTCTCGCTGCGCACGAGGGTGCCGTCGCGGTCTCTGATGCGCACGGTGTAGGTCGTGCCCGGCTCGGGGCCGATGTCCCCCTCGTCCTGACGCACGAGGTAGGCGGTCTGCAGGGTGCGGTCGCGGTGTGCCCAGGTGAGGGTGAGGTCGCCGGCGACCACGGCGGGCTCCGTCTGGCCGTTGAGTCGGATGCGCCCCGGTGGGTACGGCCGCGCCTGGCGGCCCGCGAGCACGATCGGCGCGCCGTTGGCGGCGAGCACAGCCGCACCTTCGGCGCTGGTCGTGCGCGGGATGGCGGCCACGAACACCGACTCGCCCGGCGCGCGCTCGGTGGTCTCGGCGGCGAGCCACTCGCCAACGCCCACCAGCCGCGTGCCGGCCGGATGGGCCTGCGGCGTGGTGTCGAGCACCCCGCGGGCGACATCCACCGTGCCCGCGGCGGCATCGAAGGCGAGGATCGCCACCGCTTCGCGCGGGGCGCCGGCCGCGTCGACCAGGTAGGCGTAGTCGCCGACCGCCAGGCGCTCGGGCTGGGCCAGCGCCGTCACGGGCACGGCCAGCGCATCGGCTTCGCTCGCCGGCAGCGCCTGGCCGAGCGTGAGCAGGGGTGCGTAGTCTTCCGGGGCCACCGCCTCGAGATCGGCGCTCGTGGGCCCGGTGGCGAGCTGCCAGTTCAACTGCCCCGTGCCGCCCGCGCAGGCCAGGGCCCCCACGTAGGTGTCCGTGTCGGTGAGGGTGGCGAGGTCGGCCCGGCTCAGGCGCCGCGCGAGTTCCCAGTACGGCACCTCGACCGCCAGCACCAGGGTCGGCGGCAGCGCCTCCAGCGGCGGCTCCTCGAGGCGCGGCGGGGTGGGCGTGAGCACGGTCTGGCCCATGCCGAAGACGTCCTCCACCGCCTCGATGCGGAACGAAGTGGCGCCCAGCGTGCCGGTGTCGATGCCGGTCACGCGCACCACCATGCGCTCGATGCCCAGGCGTGGCCAATGCAGCAGGAACACGTCGCCCGGCAAGGGCGGACGCTCCAGGGCGCCGGGGGCGACGGTGAGCGTCATGCGCGCCAGGGGCGAGCCGAGTGCGCGCAGGTCGCGCAGCGCGAGCCGTGCGGCCAGCGGACCAAAGTTCACGCCCGGATAGTCGCGCCGCTGGTTGATCACCCCGCCTTGCAGTTGGATCGCGGCGAGGTTCTCCACCGTGACGGTGGACTCCTTGGCCGTCGCCCAGTCGGTGTAGACCACGGTGATCTCGTTGGGCAGTTCCCCCCACTGCGCGCGCTCGAAGCGTTCCACGCGCACGATCTCGTCGGGGCCCAGCACCGGCAGCCCGTCGATCCAGTAATCGTCGCGCAGGAGCTTGAGCTCGAAGCGGCCCCGTTCGGGGTCGAGGTAGAGGATGCCGCCGACGTGGTCGAGCACCTGGGCGATGAAGGACTCGATCGGCTGCTGGCGCGTCCAGACCAGGTTCAGGCCGAAGCCTTCGGCTTCGAGCGCCCAGGCCGCGTTCCAGAAGCTTGCGCCGAGGGTGGACGGCGGATAGCCCATGCCCCAGTGCGGGTCGGTGAGGCACTGCACCAGGATGTGGGCCGGGTTCATGCCGACGGTGAGAGAGGTGCCGGTGTCGGCATCCCAGGTCCGCACCTCGGCGTTCCAGGGCATCCAGGGTTCGTCGTGCCAGCCCGCCGTGAAGCGCCGCACCCGCACCGCCCAGGGCTTGAGGTAGGGGTTGTTCGCGGCGAACAGGATCTTGCGCGCCACGAGCGACAGCACCCCGCGGAAGGCCGGGATGGCCGCGCCCAGGCGGCTCATCAAGTAGTCGTTGCGGTCTTGCGCGGCACTGCCTGCGAGCACGTCGAGGTCGCCCACCACGCCGCCCTCGCGCTCGTCGCCGCCGAAGAGCGTGGGCCGATCGATGCGCAGGCGCCCCAGCCCATGGCCGCTCGGCAGCGGCACGCGGCTCGCGTCGCCCCAGGCGCTGCGGTCGCCGACCTGGATCTCCTGCACCGCATCCACCGGCCCCTGGCACAGCACCAGGTGCATCCCGATCCGGTAGCGGTAGCCGACGGTCTGCTTCTTGCGGCGGCCGCCCATCAGCGCGGCTCCTCATGGCAGGCCTGCGCGACCTCGACCACGCGCTGCGCCATCGCGTCGCCGGTGGCGAGCAAGCTCGAGGCGGGCAGCCCCCGGGCGAGGAAGTCACGGAAGTCCAGGCCTTGGCGCGCGAACCAGGTGCGCGTGCCGTGCACGCACAGACCGGCGGCGCGCACGTGGGCGATGGTGACGGTCACGTCCTTGCTCATTTCTTGCCGCCCTTCTTCTTGATCGGTTCGGCCTCCAGGTCGCCGTACCACACGACGTTGGCGCCGCGCAGCAGCACTGCGCCGAAGACGACTGGGATCGGTCGGCCCTCCTCGGCCGTGGGCGCGTCGAGGTCGGAGAGTTCGGCGGGTTTCGGGGTGGGCGGCTTGGGCGCGAGGGCGACCGAGACCAGCGCCGCCACGACGATGACGACCAGGTACCACATGGGAGGATCTGCGCGTTCAGAAGACGCCCGTCGAGAACGGGTTCTTCGACGGGATGAAGGGGAAGCCGCCGTAGTTGGCGAGGTTGTCGAAGCGCGCGGCGCAGGTGGACACGCTGTGATCGCAGCCGGCCACGAGGTCGACGAGCGTCTGCGGCGCAAGCCCCACCGGGTAGAGCAGTTCCACGCCCGCATATGATTCGCTGACGATCATGTGGCGCGCGCCTGCCGGCGTCTGCAACCAGCCGCCGGCGAGCATGCCGGCCACCTCGGGCGGCAGGCTCGCCAGTTCCACCTGGCGGCCTTCGGAGCGGATCACTTCGGCGGTGGCCAGAATCGGCGTCGCCCCGCACGCGGCGGAATACAACACGTGCGAGCAGGCACGGCTGTACAGGCGCCGCAGGCCGATGCGCTTCAAGCTCACCTGGGCGGACTCGCAGCGGATGCGGGCCGCGTCATCGGCCACCTCCACCCCGAGCACGCGGCCCATCCAGCGCGTGCCGGAAAGCCACCAATACTCGCCCCAGGCCTCACGTCGGGCGATCCGCAGTCGCACCGCGGTCGCCTCGCCGGTGAGGGCGACTTGCAGCAGATGCCGCACCAGCGCGTGGTTGGGTGGCAGCCTCAACTCCAGCGCTGACTTGGCCGCCTCGGCGCCGAGCGCGAGCGCGCTGCGCTCGAGGGGGCAGCGCTCGTAGCGCTCCCCGCCGATCTCCACGTCGAACTCGTGCGGGGTGAGGTAGAAGCTGCCGCTCGCGCCCTCGAAGACGTAGAGCTCGACTTCGAACAGGGGGCCCTCGCTCATGGTCAGTATGCGGTGTAGCTGCTGCGATCGTTGCCGCGCGGCTCGGGCAGCCGGCGCAGGGTCAGGGGAATCTCGACCAGCTCGGGGGTGTGCCAGTACAGATCGACGGCGTCGTGGTCGAGCCGGCAGCGGGCCAGACGCAGGACGCGGCTGCCGGCGGGCACCGCGGCATCGAGGCCCGAGCGCAAGACGAGCACGCCGCCGGCGTCTCGATGGAACGCGCCGGTGAGGACGGCCTGGCGCGTGCCGTCGGAGTGCAGGATCAGCGCGGCGGCCGGGCGGTGCCAGAAGGCGGCGCCGGCCTCGGCGTCCACGCGCAAGTACCCGGCCTCGACCTCGGCCTCGGCCTGCACGCGCAGCACCGGGGCCAACCCGTCGGGCAGCCAACAGGCACCGAGCCGCCCCTGGGCGCGGTACAGCCGCGCGCGCCAGCGGGCGATGTCTTCACGCCCGGCCGCCAGAAACCGGCGCTGGAAGGTGCTCGTCGGCCACGGGTCGTCACGGCGGACCCAGGGGTCGGCGGGCGAGAGGTCCTGCCGCGTGACCACGCCATCCGCCGTATGGGTGGGGTCGTCGCGCCAGTTGCCGTCGGGCCAGACGGGCAGGCCGTCGAGCCAGGGATCGTCGAGCCGCCCTTCGTCCGGCAGCGGCTCGAAGGCCACCTGCGCGGTGACGCTGCCCGCATCGAGGCCGGGCACCCACTGCGCGAACTCGGCCGGCTCCACCGCGAGGCCCTCGACCAGGGGCAGGACGGTCGTGCCCGCGGGGACCGCCCGTGCCAGCGGCTCGGTGAGCCACAGCCGCTCGGGCTCCACCTCGGTGAGCGCCAGCACCTGCCAGCCCGTCTGCGTGAACACGATGGCGCGCAACGGCGCGTCCTCGCGCTGCAGCCCGCCCTCTTCCAGCCGGTAGGAAGCAGGCGCGAAACCGTGGCCGGCTGGTGCAAGGATGTCCAGCGCGAAGGCCCCGGTCTCAGCGGCAGCACCCAGCCGCACCGCATGTTGCGGCAGCGGCCACCACGCAGTCCTGCCCAGATGGTCGGCCAGCCACTCGGCCACCAGCGCGTCGCTCGCGCGCCCGTGGCCCACGTGGTAGGTCAGGAAGCGCCGCGGCACGCGCCGCTGTCCCTGCCGTGCCTCGTTGCCCGAGGCAAGCCGCACCACGCCGGTGGCCCATTGCAGGCGCTCGACCAGGGGCTCGGCCCAGTCGTGACGGAAGGCGAACACACCGCGCTGGGCCTCGGGCCAGGGCGTCTCGCCGAAGGCGTCCATCGCTTCTGCGACCATCGCCGCCGCGGCGGTGTCGCGGCGCAACACCTCGACGAGCAAGGCCGCGGCGCGCAGCGGCGGCGCGGGCTCGGCCAACGTCTCGGCCCATAGCGTCGAGAGATGGGGGGTCGGCAGCGGCTGGGCCGAGGTCTCGGCGAAGGCGGTGACGGCGAGCGCCCCGAAGGCCGCGCGCGAGATCGACTCGGCACGCTGTTCGACCACCTGCGCCATCGCAGCGGGTTGGGCGGCGGCCTCTGCCAGAGCCTCGGTCAACACACGCTCGGTCATGCCGACTCCAGCCCGAACTCGGCCGCGTTGAAGGCGCCCTCCGTCCACTGCACGTTCCCGTTCGGGTTGCGCTCGAACAGCGCCGTGTGCCAGGCCAGTTGCTCTTGCAAGTTGATGTCGCTGCTGACCGCCATCTGCGCGCCGCTCGCCACGAGCCCACGCACGCGGCCGGTGCCCGCATCCGTCTTGCGCGCGAGCAGGGTCACCTGCACGCCGTGGATCGCCGGGGTGGTCATCGCGGGCAGCGCCTCGACGTCGAAGGTCTGGCGCAGGCCCGCCGTGGCCGCGCGCAGCGCCATCTTCAGCCGCCACGCCCGCGCGCTTTTGAGCGTCGAGCGCTGCAGCCAGTGCATGGCATCGAGCTGGCGGGCGCTCCAGCTGCTGGGGTTGCGCCGCATGCCCCACAGCAGCTGCCTGAGCGTCTTGCGGCCGCCAGCGCCCAGCGCGGCTCGCACCGCCTGCGCGTCGGTGGCCATCTCCGCGCGGCGCACCTGGTCCATCGCCTCGATGGCCATCGAGACGACGTGGAAGCGGTCGTAGCTGATCTGCGCCTCGGGCAGCGCCAGCGCCACGCCCTTGGCGTAGGCTGCGCTCATGTCCATGCACACGTGCCGCACCTGGGCGGGATCGCCGCCATGGGCCTTCAGATCCTCGGCGAACTCCACCACCGTGCGGTGCTCGCGCCCCTCGGTGGCGAACAGCAGCCGCTTGCGATCCAGGTCGTGCACGACGGTGATGTAGTGCTGCCCGCGCCGCAGGCTGGTCTCGTCGATGCCCACCGTGCGCACGCCGGCGAAGTCTTCCAGCGCACGCGCCTGCTCGACGTAGAACTCGATGCGCCGCCACAGCCGCTTGTCCTTGCAGCGCAGCAGCTCGGCGGCCTGGCGCACCGGCAGGTCCAGGCACAAGGTCAGCGCCAGCGCTTCGAACGCCGCGGTGAAGCCCGAGCCCGGACGCGCCCAGGGCACGGCCACCTGCGTGGTCTTGCCGCAGGCACCGCAGGCCACGCGCGGCACGTCGCAGTGCAGCCAGGCCTCGAACTGGAAGAAGTCCAGGTGCCGCCAGGATCGGCGCAGCCGGTCGTGCACCGGTTGCGTGGCCGCACCGCATGCCGGGCAGGCGAGCCTGCTGGTGTGGCAGCCGATCTCGAAGTCGATACGCCGCTTGGCGGTGTCGAGCCTGACGTCATCGACGACCCACGGCGGCTGCAAGCCCAGCGCGCTGGTGAACAGAGCTTCTACGGCAATGCCCAT